CTTTACATACAATCCAGGCGGCAGCTTTGATATAGTCCAAACTGGTACTGACTTTCCAGTATCACCAAACCAAGGTGAGTTCTTTATCCGTAGTGACTTCCAGCCTGCGCGATTGTTTGTGCGCAAGGATACAAAATGGATTCGTCTATATGACAACATTGACGATAGAACATGGAGTGACCGCACATTTAACGGGTCGACGTTTGTCAACAATGTTAAAACTGATGTTGCATCCGGACAAGAATACGATAGCAGACAAAGCATAACAGACGCAATTCTGCCGCGCGATGACTTTGACGATGAAACAGGATTAACCTAATGCAATTTTACTACGACGCTCAAGTTAGAAAATACCTATTACAGTTTGTTCGAATATTTGGTTCGTTCACTGTGCAAAAAGGTTACGACAGCAATCAGAATCCTATCTTTGAATCCGTGCCTGCGCGTTACGGAGATATGAGCAGACACGTTGCACACATTCTAAAAGACAACAGCGAAAACACACTAAACACTGTGCCATTCTTATCTTGCTATGTTTCAAACTTGCAAATGAATCCTGACTTGCGTCGTTACCCACAGTTTGAAGAAACACGCCAAGTAATTGAAAAGCGATTTGATGAAGAGACACATCAGTATGTAGAAGAACCTGGACAGAGTTATAGCGTTACAAGATACCAGCCGGTTCCATACTTGTTGACAATGAACGTTGACATCTGGACAAGCAACACTGATCAAAAGCTGCAATTGCTAGAACAGATCCTTGTGTTGTTTAACCCAAGCGTCAACCTTCACACAAACGAAAACACGCTGGATTGGACAAGCTTGACTTATTGCGAATTAGTAGACACTACATGGTCGAGCAGATCATTACCGTCAGGCACTGACGATGTTATTGACGTGGCAACACTGCAATTTGTTATGCCTATCTATATTAATCCGCCTGTAAAAGTGCAGCGCATGAACATTATTCAAACAATCTTGACCAACTTGCATACACTTGATTTGCAAGACTTAGACGATTGGACCATCAACAACAATGTTAATTCTGATTATGTTATTGCGACGCTCGAGGATTACTGGATTCGATATGAAAACGGTAGCGCACTGTTGCTTGACAAGACTGGTGCTGACTTTGGCGGCGTTGGTGCAGAATTGCAATGGAAAGATGACGTGTTCTCTCAATATGGAGAACTGCGAGCAGGTATTAGTCAAATGCGTTTGCGCCAAGGTACAGACGTATCTGATCCTAGCAATGACGTTATTGGCACAATTGACTTTGATCCTGGCAACCCACAGCGACTGATTGTTACAATTGACACAGACACGCTGCCGGCAAATACACAAGACACAGTTGACCGCATTATTAATCCGCAAAGTCGCGGACCCGGCGACGGCATATTGCCTGTTGCTGTAACAGGGCAACGCTATTTGATATTAGATGAATTGCCAACTGGTGGACTATGGGGCAACTCAACTGCCGATGCAAACGACATTATCGAATACAATGGTAGTGAATGGATTGTAAGCTTTGATGCTAGTGCAAACGGCAACGGACAATACACAACTGACAGCAATACAACAGACCAATTTGAATGGACTGGCAGTTTTTGGCAAAACTCATACGAGGGCATATACCGAAAAGGTTGGTGGAGACTTTATATATGACCGCTCAAGCTAGCGGCTGTATTTTGTTAAGTGCAGACACAAAGAGAATTCTAATGCAGTTACGTGCTCCAGATCGGCGCAACAAAATCTATTGGGGGTTTTGGGGAGGCGGGTGTGAAAATGACGAATCGCCTGTTCAAACAATCGAGCGCGAGTTAGCAGAAGAGATTGGATTTTTGCCTGAAATTACAAAGTTCTATCCGCTCCACCAAATGGTTAGCAACGACAACAATTTTATCTACAACACATTTGTCGCCACTGTTGAACGTGAATTCATACCTATCACAAATCATGAAACCCTAGGATACGCTTGGATCGATTATGATCGCTATCCTTCGCCGTTGCATCCTGGCGCAAAGGTTGTGCTACAAAACCCTCGAATGATGAGTAAAATTAAAACTATTGTTGATTTGCTTTAAGCTGCATTCTGTGCAGCATATTCAGCAATGTCAGCGTCTGTAGTTTCAGCAAGTGTGTAGTGGCTTGCGCCTGCTACGTCTGCAACTTCATTAAGAAACATAATAAGCTCTTCTGCATTGCCGTAGTCTTCTTCAATTGCTACAACTTTGTTTTCTGCAGTTTTAATAGTAAAGCTCATTGCGTGTTCTTTCTCTTGCTTACATATACTTTATACAACAAGACGTCATGGTATGCAACCACTTTCTGGTAGAAAAGTTTATTAAATTTCCGACTTGACACGGCATATAGATTGCGTTATACACGTTACATAGCTTGTCTAACACTGTAAGATGGAATTGTTGTTCTGCGCCAAAGTGTGTGTACCATAGGTTCAAATCCTGTATGAGCTATGTTTGTTTGTTTGAATCATAGAAAAGCCCGATAAGCATTGCTTACCGGGCTTTTTAATTGTCTATTCAATCACGTATTATGTGAATGTAAGGTTAGCTGTAGTTACCGCAATCTTGTTGAGGTAGTCAGCAGCGTTACCCAAAGAACTCGCCTGGTTGTTTAGTTCAACATAGCCGTAGCGTGTCATGAACGAAACTACTGGTTCGAATGTGTTTGGATCAAGCACTGTACCAGAGCTCATCAACGGAATGTATGGGCAATAGAATGCAGCCGCATCAGTTTCCGTAGAACCCTTATAACCAATCAAAATGTCGTTGTTAGTTGCATACTGGTTTACGTATACGCGCATTGAGTTGTTAAGTGTTCCAACAAACTTGGTGTTAGTAGGCGCCTCGAAAGGACCTTCTGTAGTACGAGCAAACGCTGAAGTAGTAGCTGACTGAAGAACTGTAAGGATCTTCGGGCTAACAACCATCCAGTTGCCTGCGCCACGACGTGTGCGTGAAGCAATTTCGTTGCTTGCATCGTTAACAAGAACAGCAAGTGCAGCATGTTCGTCACCGACGAATGTAGCTGTACCAGAAACTGCTGCCTGGTCGAATGTTGAACTTGCTGTACCAGCAAGTGTGCTTAGAGATGCTAGGATCTCCTGGTCGATTTCAGCAGTAATCTCTTGTGCTAGTGCCTGCATGATTTCTGCTTCAACATCAAGACCGTGCATTGCCTGCGCGTCCTGTGCTGCTTCAAAAGTCCAACGTGCGCTGAGCTTACGTGATTTCGCTTCCACAGTCTGCTTCAAGACTTGGATGTTTAGCTTGCGACCAGCTTGACCTTCAAGCACTGATGTAGCATCAGCACGTTCGGTTGTTGCGTTACCTGAGTAACCGTTCGCAATCTGGAATGGGCTTAGTGCCTCATCACCCGCTGTCGCGCCTGCTGCTGATTCAGCGTAGCGTACACGCAACGTGTGGATTTGTCCTACTGGACCAGTCATTGGCTGTACGCCAACAAGTTCGTTTGCAATAACAGTAGGCATAACACGACGGATAACAGGTAGAATTACCTTGTTAAGCGTAGCAATATTGCCTGCTCCAGTTGCTCCGCCGCTAGCTGCTTCTGCTAACATGCCTCTTTTAGTGTTTTCTAGAACAGTCTCCATAACGCGAGCTTTTGTTCCGGATAGACCATCGATGAGCGCTTCTTTTGTAGCAACCCAATTTTCAAATAGTACGTTTGCCATTTGTATTCTCCTTTAGCGTAGTCCTGCCAATTTCTTTAATTTAATAATATCAGCTGAGCCGCCTGCATCTTGCGGGGCGCTCTTAGTGTTTTTGTTACCGTTTAGTTCACGTCCAGGACGTGCGCTTTCAGTAAGTTTTGCTTTTGCCGGTTGCTTTACAGCATTGTCTTCAGAAATAACGCTTGGCAAATACTTCTTGTATGCAGCTTTCAACTGTGGAGTTTTAACTGATTCAAGTAGTGTTCCCATTAGTTCTTTCTGACCTCTGTTAAGTGGTCCGAGCATTTCACTCATCATAGCCTTGCGCTCAGTCAAGTCTTGTGAGACCCGAGCTTGACGCTTTGCTTCCAATAGAGCTTGGTCTTTAGCTGTAAGTGCTTCAGTAGATTCTGCAACTTTATGCTTCAAACCAATAATTTCTTTAGCAAGTTTTGCTACCTGTGTGCTTTCGCTTAAGGTGCTTGTCATAAACTCACTTGCGAATGTTTCAAAGATCTTACGACCGAAGTCGTTTTCCTTAGCTGTCTGAATGTCTTCACGCAGAGTAGTAATCTCATTGCGTAGTACACTTTCAAGCATAGTTTCTAGACGCTTTGCAGACTTCTTAATAAAGTTCTTACGTGCGCTTTCGATAACCTTCTTACCTTCGCGAACCATTTTGACTTTTTGTTCTGCTAGAGAACGCTTGTCTTCTTGGAATTCGTTTAGTTCCTTAGAAAGCTGCTTGAGAACGAACTCTTCTAGCTTTCCAAAGTTTGTCTTTTGGACTTTTCTATCTTCTCTCAATTCACCGATTTCCTTTGTAAGGACTTCATTAATGAATGAGTTAAGAACCACAGAGTGCTCTTTAATCGCTTTCTTATATCGAACGCGGTCTTCAGCAACTCGTGCTTTGTCTTCAGCGAACTCTTCGAGCTCGACTTTGATTGCATCTTTCAACATTACATCCATTGCTTCTACAATCTGCGTCTTGTCGTTTTCCCAACGTGACGCGTATTCTTCACGCAATTCAGCTGACATTAATTCACGTTCTTCGGCAATTCGTGCTTCAAACGCTTCTGTTAGCTTGGACTTGATGTCCTCGGTAAGTTTTTCAGTACCGAGAATTTCATTGATTGACTTAGGCATGTTAGTTTCTCCCTAGGTCTTGGATAAATTGAATCATCTCTTCTTTGAGATACTTCTGTGCGGAGTCGTCGTGTTGTACACTTGAAGCCACGTCCCAAATACTATTGCCTCTACGATGATTCATAATCTGTTCGTAAATAGCATCCGGGTATGCGCCCGGAGCACTTGGGTTTGCTACGATATCAACTGTAACAATTTCGAAGCCGGACACAGAGCCCGACCCGTCTACGTTGCCACTTCCTCGTGAACTGACGCCTAGTTTTACACCGTTTTCCAACAGTGTTTTACATATGTCACCCATTGGGGTGGGTAACATTTTTAGTTTGCCGATCCCGTCATTTCCACTCATGTTCATGTCGACAATCATGTGTGAGACGCGATCGAGATTGATATTTAGATCATCTGGATGATCTGCTTCACCAAGGACGGTGTAACCACCAGCAATCTTTTCCTTAAGGCTTTTTACAGCATTAGCGATTTCATTGACTGGATAAACTCGTTCATTCTGGTTTTTAACCCCACCTTGGACGAAGATGCCATGCATGAACAGATCCTTACCGCCTTTACCATTATCATGGCTTTCGGTTTGGATGTGCGCTACATTAGGGGCAATTACTTCTCTAAGTGGTGTAATCATAAACGTTCCTTAGCTACCAATATTCGATTTAGCTTTTTCAGCTTTGTTTGTTGGCTTAGCAACTTTCTTGTCCATTTTTCCGCCTTGGTCTTGTGGACCAGTTAGAGTCATGTTCTTAGCTTTTGCTGCTTTGTAGCCTTTTTCGTCGCCGCCTGCAAAATCAACAGCTTTTCCTTTGTCAGAAATGCCTTTTGCATTTTGTAGAACTGGTGATGCTTTACCGTCTTCGTCGCCGGCCATTGTTACATTGCCGTGCTTCTTCAACTCTGCACTTTCTTCTAGTTCTTCATCTTCGGACTCATAGAAGCTTTCTTCCATGTCGTCTTCTTCTTCACCGCCGAATTCACTGTCCATATCCATGTCCATATCGTCAGCTTCTTCGTCGCCGAAACCTTCGTCGTCGCTGCCCATTAAGTCTGCAAATACAGCGCGGAGTTCGTCAAGTGCGTCCTCTACATTAAGCATTGCGTCTTCAACTTCAGCTTCTTCGCCGTCGCCTTCCATGTCCATATCCATGTCCATTTCGCCGCCTTTGTCGTCCATGTCCATCTCGCCTTCGAGATCGTCCATAGCATCGTCTTCCATGTCGTCGTCATCTTCGCCAAAATATTCTTCAGCTTCAATTTCGTCTTCCATTGAATCGATGTCGTCTTCAAAGTCGCCGCTGCGATCGCTATCGTTAAACGCTTCGTCAAGATCTTCATCTTCGTCAAGCTCTAGCTCGTCTTCTGCTAGGTCATCTTCTTCTGCTAACTCTGCGTAAATTTCGCGAGCCGATTCGATAAGCTGCTCATGCACATAAGAACGAGCGAGATCCATCTCTTCGTTCACTAATGCTTCAAGCGCTTTTTCAAGTTTTGATTTTGTCATTTTCACACTCCTGATCCTTGATCTACAAGGACATTGTTTTCTTACTTCAGTTCTATTTATAAACCAAAGTGTCTTACCTCTTAAAAAGAGGCAAAAAACGTCAAAAAGTGTAATTTAATTCGGTAACCTGCTTAACTAAGTAGTCTCGGCTAGATTATGTTTAATTTTCTGTCAATTACTTCAAATGCATCGTGACCATACATGTCACTTGCATCTTTGTAATGTCGTGCCGTCATATGTTCTAAATATCTCAAGCCAGTTAGTCCGGGTTCAGTAACCACTGCATATACATCTGGATTAGCGTCAAAAAATGCGCCTAGTGCTATGTCCCTTTGTGCTGCTAGTTCAGGATCAAGGCCGCCGGTCATAGTGTGGAATCCCATAACCCACAAAGGGTCGTGCTCTATAAAGAGTTTTTGTAAGTGTTTGTCAAGGCGGCCGATGGTGTCGCCGGGTTCAGGAATAATTTCTGGATTGTCTGTTATTGCTTGTATTACCATGTCTCTATTATGGTATACCAAATCGTCTATCAAACTTGAATGATTACTTATTATGTATCCTATTGTTTCCATTGTCATATTATTAATAACCGCAAACATTTGTGGAACAACCGTTGCAACCAATGTTTGCATTTCTTGATCTAAGTCGACAGGAGCATCACCATTGTCAGTTATGGCGCGAATATAATCTTCTATTAAGTCAGGGTGTCTGTGCTTTATTAGCACTGCTTCAATTTCAGGATCTCTTTCTTCATCCATGTTATTGATCATGTCTTGTACTATTTCAAGGTCAGTCTTCATACTACGACGTGCTTTATTTGCTTTCTTTGCTACCTTGGATGTTTGATCAGATACTGTCGAAACATACTTCATTGCTACATCTATAGGAATTCCAGTCTGCCTTGAAAATTCCCCGTTAGTAATTGCGTTGTCATTAATGTCAAACCATTCTTCATGCCCCGACATGTGAACTGCACAAGCCCATTTAGCACCAGTTTTCTTTTGAAGAAAGTAAATTAATGTAACATTGCTGTCTCTAAAATATTCTTCAAAATAATCATGTTGACGTTTTGTAGTGCACCAGTCTGTGCCGCGTCCATGAAAACAGCTAGCATCTTTGTCTAAAGGAACAACAATTAGCCATTCGTCAGATTCAGCAAGAGTATAACTTTTGCCGGGGTCTTTATTCTTTTTCTTTTGTGTTTTACTTTTTTGTTTGCTTTTATTAGAAACAAATTTTTCAAAGTTTTCCCAACCTTGCTTGCCCCACCAGTCAATATTTCTTTCGTCACCTTGAACTTGGTTGCGATCGACTAAATCTCTATACACAATGATCATATCTTTAACTTGCGCAAGATCAGCCTCTTGCGCAAACTTTTGTGTTACTTCTTTATAGCCTTCAAACAATCCAAATTCAATAAATCGCATTACATTTCTCCGCCTTGATCCTGTACTCCGTATATTCGGTCGACGTCTGATATGCGCTGCTTTGTTTCTAGTTCTTCGATGCTTCTTGTTTTACGAAGCTTTTGCAAGTGCTTTAATGTAATACGAGGACGTCTAACGTGATCGATATTAACAAACGTATACTTGTCATCATCTTCATTGTAATACTCTTTTAAGATCTCTGTAAATCTCATTGTTGTTCTCCCTCATCGCCTGCAATCGGTGACTCTTCATCGCCACCTGCTTCAGCATCAAAATCTTCTTCATCGCCAAAGTCTCCGTCTTCAAAGTCATCAAGGCTTCCATCAGCGCCGCCACGTACACCTACGTTGCCCAAATCACTGAATTCATCGTCATCCATTGTGCCTTCTGGATTCTTATCTGGATTTTCTTGCTTCCACATCTTTTCGTTTTCTAGAATTTCATCGTCTGTCCAGCCTAGGTATTTCTTAAGTGCAAAGCGTTTACTCATATAGTCAATGCCTTCAACTTGTCCAAATACACTTGCTCTTGCACCATCGATTTCAATCTCTCTATAATCACTAAAGCTTTGTGGCTCTCTAAATCCTAGTTCAAACTGACTTGAATCAATTTCGTAACCGCGGTTCTTCAAGAACATTTTAAACTCTTTGTCCATCACATTTTGGATCATATTCTGCAAGCGTTCACAATACTGTGTAAAGCGGAATTCTTCAATAAATGCAGTTCCAACCTTGCCGTCATTAATTGCTGCACCAGTGCCATCGTCTGGGCCTGTTGGCAAATAGCTTGCTGGAACACGAAGTGCTCGTGCCATTTTGTTAGTGAAGAATTTCAAGTCATCAATGTCACCGAGGCCTTGTCCGCCTGGCAGTGTGTCAACTTTAGAACCACGTCCATCTGCTGTTTGAGCAAAGAAATAGTCTTCCATAATTGATAGTGGGTTGTACTGTGCATCCATCATGCTTGCTCCGCCGCCTGTGCGACTTGGAATACGACGCTGGTGGATTTCATTTTTGATGCGTTCGACATGTGCCATAGCTTGGTGTGGTGGCATATCGCCTGTATCAATGTAAAAAATTCTACGCTCAGGTGCACGTTGTACACGGTAAATAATAATCGAATCTTCTAGCAATTCTTTCTGTTTGTATGTTTTGAACACTGGATCTAGGATAGAGTTACCAAACGGCCATGCTAAATCCATGCCATCTGTTAGTGCTAAATGGATAACGTGACTTGCATCAATCAAATATTCCATATCAGCATTAATGCCGCTACCATTTGTTGTCATGCTTGGAGTACGTGCATTAACCGAAGTGTTCATTGCAGTTGGGCTCAATGTGCTTGCACCAGCAAAGTTGTTGGTACCATTTGTGGTTGTTGCTGTAAGATTTTGAAAGTTTGGATCGATGTTTTTGATCACATACTGCGATGGATCCTTGCCGTTTGCTTCGTCAACAATAACCTTGACTACGTCTGCAGGATTCACATAATACAGCTTCCATGTTTCTGGATCACGAATAAATGGTTGATCGCCATACTTGATAGTGTTGCGGAACGTTTTAAACATTCTGCGATTCCATTCATTTACTTTGCACCACTGTCGTAACACAGTTTGTACAATTTCGCTTTCGCTCTCTGTAGGTTCTTCGCCCCATTCAATGTTAAATGGTACTTCTGTAGTGTCATCTTTTTGTGTCGAAAACTCTGCAATTGTATCTAGTGCAGTGTTAATTTCACTGTCCATATCCATCTGATCATATTGGATGTAGCGTTCAAGTCTGTTAGGCATGCCAACATAAACTTCCGGTAGCCAGCTTTGGAACCTTGAAGTGTTGTCTTTACCGTTGTCTCGTACTGATCTGTCACCTGAAATTGGACTCTGTTGTCCGTTATAAGTGGTGAAGTGTTTCTTCCATGACATGTTGTGTATATTCCTTAGTTACATCTATTTATTGTTATTGATCACGTTCGCGTCTTGTGCGTTCTGCTTCTTTACGTGTTGCTGCCATATCTCGTGCAATTTGTCCTAAAATATCTTCAACTACATTGCCGTTATGACGCCACGCATTATCTGCACCAACATTTGTTCTAATTGATCCATCGTTAGTTGCAGCCGTTCCCGGAATACTTGTTAGATTGCTTGCAGGAATGCTTTGTGTTGAAGGATCAAACGCAGCGATTGGTTTGTTTTCTCGTGTCATAAAGTCTTTAAAGCTGCCGCTCATATTTAAGTCGTTTTCCCAGCCAGGACCAAATCCGGCAAGACCTGCTGCACCAGTTATAATATTTGCTCCAAGGTCTCCAATATCAATCAAGCTTTCTGTTATGCCCAACAAACTACGTGATAGCAGATTGTAATCTGCTTCTCTGTATTCAGTGTCGATTACTCCTGCTAACGCTGCAATAGCTGTGCCTATAACAGGCCATTTCTTGCTAGCACCTAGTAACGCTTTGCTACCTGCTACTAATCTTGAACCGCCTGCACCTGCTGCTGCCGAAGCGCCTGCTGTTGGTGTTTTACTACCACCGCCTCCACGTCGATTGTTATTATCAACACCTGCTGTTGCACCTGACATCGCATCAACTACTGCACCAACTCCAAACAATGTGCCGATTGCTGAAACTAACCCACTAATAACCAGTTTACTACCAAACAGGAATGCAATGCCACCTACAAGTGCAGCACCTAGCAATCCATTTCCGCCAAAGTAGTCGTCGTTAAATTGTTTGATTGATTCAATGCTGTTGTTCAAACTGTCTGTCCACTCAGACAGTTTGGTTGCAAGTTGTCCTAAATCTTCAACATCAAACAGTGTTAGCACACCTGTTCGCACATTGGTAATAAAACGTCCTAGTTCGTTCTTGAATGATATCAATTCTGCAGTGGTTTGTGTAATACCTTCAGTAAATGGTATACGTCCTAATTCTTCTGCATTCTTTTCAAATGTGCGTCCTTCTGTGATACCTGTTAGTAGCTGACCGTAGAACTCTGCATATGGATTACCAGTACGCTGAAATGCTTGGTACTGTCTGTTAATTTGTTCTTCTTGGTCGCCCAATGTTGATGAAATGCGTGTCATCATGTTGCTTGTCAATTCAGCCATTGCTGCTGGATTGTCAGCATTGTTAACAAATAATTCAGCATACTCTTGGAACAATGGTGCTAGTCCTGGAACAGATTGTAATGCACCCATTTGTTCATTTGTCATTGTTTGAAAGCCAAAGACCAGATTGTTTACACTTCCCTTAAACACATCAATTAGTGGGCCGGCTCCATTGTTAAATGCTGCGGTAAATGCGTCTGTCATATTCTGTGCACTGGTCATTGCACCTTCACCTAGCTGACCCATTGCGCTAGTGAAGCTTGCATCACCTTCAACTGCGCCACGGTTACGCATGAGTTCTCTGCGGTTTTGTCCAGTTAGTTTAGCATAGCCTAATACTTCTCGATTCAATATAGAAAAGCTATCAACTGCTCGGCCAAACATGCCTTCGCCTGTGTCGCCTGCTTTTACCAATGTACCAACAATGTCTGCCATTTCGTTTGCAATTTCAGCACTGCTTAGGCCAAACATACCCATCTCACGTGTTGCATCACGTGCGGCATATACCATGTCACTAAATGTTTGAGTTGCATCTCCACCTGTAGCACCAAGGTTACGGATAGCTTCGCCATTTTCTGCAATGATGCCGCTAAATTCAGCAAAGCCTAGTCCAATGTTAGCTAGGTCTATTCTCGAATCAATAAGTTGTTGTGAGAATGAAAAGCCGCTTTGGATAGCTGAAATCTGTGCATCCATTAATCCATCTAGTGCACCAGCAGCAAAACCTATTGCAGTGCCAAGCGCGCCTGCAACACCAATAAGACCCATCATTCGTTGCGATACGTCGCCTAATGTACCTTCTACTTTGCCAAAGTTATCGATCAAGCTTGATGTCTTTTTATCAAGTCCAGTCATGCGTTCGCCAACACTTTTGCTGTTTTTGCCTATGCCTAAGAGACCTTTGCTTGCTGCATCAGTTGCTTTTTTGTTAGCTTTTTGAGATTTAGTGTCGCCCTTTTTGTCTTTATTGAGAACATCTAGGATTTCACGTAGAACTTCATCGGTTGCCCAAGTTAATTCAATCTGTTTACCATCTGGTGCTGTAAAGGTTTGCGGTTGTGCCATATTAAGTGCTACTTTTATTCTATATAAATACAATGACAAAGAGCATTGCTCATGTATTTATGACCGTAAAAGGAGTCTCAAGTGAACAACCCACTAAGCCAGTATTACACCCAACCCGGCACATTTGCCAAACTACCTAGTGGAGGTAGATATTATTCCACTCCGCCAGTCACAACAAGTGACGGTGAGATTGAAATACGTCCGATGAATGCAATTGATGAATTACAGTTTCAGAACCCAGACGGCTTGCTTAACAATGACAGCTTGGTCAAGGTGCTTCAAAAAACAGTTCCCGGAATTGCTAACGCTAATGAAATCCTCAAGCCCGATCTCGACGTGCTCTTGATTGCATTACGCATTGTAACATATGGCGAAAACATGGATGTAAACACAAAATGTAGAAATACAGAGTGCGGACACGAAGAAACGTATCAAGTCAATCTTGTGCAAATGCTGCATTCAGCCAAACCAATTCCAGAAGACAACAGTGTCAAGCTGGGCGATCTAACTGTTTATGTGAAACCGTTTACTATCTCAAGTCAAAACCGTTTAAATGAATATATGATTGATGTGCAACGCACTGCACGAATGCTTCAAAAGCAAAATATCGATAATGATGAAGAAGCAATTGAAGCACTGAGAGGCAAAATGGCAGGTGCATTGCGCGACAGTGCATATGAGTTGTTTATGGTTGCAAGCGATTCTATTATGCATATTGTGTTGCCCGACGGAACCGATGTTAAAAGCAAAGAGCAAATTACAGAATGGTTGACAAATATCAAAGCACCAGACTACGCAAAGATTCGCGATACAATCGGCAATCTGAGTCGAGAAGTAGTCAACCGTGAATTCAAGTTCAAATGTCAAAAGTGTGAAACCGAAAACAAAATGCAAGTGGACTTTGACCCTGCAAATTTTTTCGCAGCCAACTAGCGCAGACCACTACTTACGACGAAGTTGTCGCGTTAGTTGAGCGATATAAACAAACACAAGAAGATATAAATGGCAACGTGTTAACACTGAGTGTACACGGTGGAGGCGATTACTTCTCTATTATGAACATGACTCCCAAGTTGAGAACACAACTAATGGAAAAGCTAATTGAAAAAGCCGAACAAGCGAATCCTGATGGGCCTCAACGTCAAAAACTGCTAGAGCCCGGCAAAATGTCTAAGCCACAAAAGGCACCAGAAGCAAGAGCACAGTCAAGATAATCAAGTCGTGATATGCGCAAGCGTAACAATACAATCAATCATATCACTAGTACGATTCGATGCTTACGCATCGATCGAGTTGTTTCATATTTCTCATTCGCTATCGCTCTTTTCGAACTATTCACAACCATTTCTAATTCTTTATCTATTCAAAGAAAAGTTCTTAATACAAATGAATTCAATTTAATTGTATGAATAAGATTATATTTTTCCAGAGTCAATACCCACACTTAGCTTGCTAAAGCATAAGCGTGAGCAAATGATCAGAGTTCTTTTTCCGTCATCAACCTGCCATTGACAGGCCACAATACAATGGAAAAACCTTATATAGTCAGGTTAGAGTGGTTGTGCGATACTCTTTTACATTCAGCTTCAACGCGGGAACACAATCTGTCATTGTATCTACAGGATTGCTACCTACAGGTTCCTATGTCTGGTGAGGAGAGCCTGTTCGTTTTTGATTTGTTAAATCATACTATAAACTTGCAGCTACCAGTTCCGTCGGCGCTAGCGTTAAGCTAACACATTCTCAAGGTAAGTCTTTCAACCAATCAGGCTGCTATGTAGGGTTCTGTAAAGGGTTCTGTGGGGGAGTTTTTGTTAGCCTATATTAGCCTGCTCGAATGCAGCTTTGTTTAAATCAAAAAAGCTGTCGAAACTTGTGATTCGCCAGGTTCTGTTCTCTTTGTCAGTATAATCGACAAAGCGAGCAGCCTTGAATGGCAGGTTCACATCAAAACCTACGAATTTGCCAACGCGAGTAATTTTCATGAACAATACGTTCACATCACCCGGGTCGGCTGCATCCATTATTTGTCCGAACCAATCTTCGAACAATGGTATTTCTACGTCTAGTAATAGACGATGAAACGGGAAACTACCGTAGTTTTTACACTCACAGTTCATATGTTTCCAGTTGTCTGGGGGAACAATGTCGCCCTTCATGTGTCGGATCTGCCCTTCACTCATGTACGTTTTACGGACAGCATTTTTGCCTCCAGTATACGCACCTGAATTGGGCACCCGCATAAAGGGCGCACTGTATAATTCTGTTAAATGGTTTGCGACATCACGTTCCCATGCGCCGCCTTTTGCCTTACTTTTTGAGGTCACTGTTGTTAATCATTTCTGCAAGAAGCGGGCTAGTTGTCTCACTAGCTTCTAGCTTCCTACGTCTCTGTCTGTCTGTAGTCCTGAACGACGCAGGCAACATTGAAATCTCTTTACACGGATTTCCTAGATTGTTTGTTTCGATGTCGAAATACCATCCGGTCCCGCTGTCTTGATTCATGTTCTCAACCTTTCGAGAATACTTGTAATTGTAATCATTATACAGCACAGTTGTTTACCTTGTCAACCAATAAAGGACTCGTCCTTTTATTTTTGGCCAATTCTTCACGTGGATCCGTAAAGACAGGAATTGGATCGCCGACCGCATTAGCAATAGCCTGTTGTAATGCTCTGTCTGACAGGACTTGACGTCTGGATTCAGTTATTTTTTCTTTTTTCATAGCTTGTTTACCATATCTGCTAAAAGGGTTGAGGTTTTATCATCGGCTCTCATATCATGGCGCGGCCTCGGCCGCTTTGGACCAGGCATAGTGCTAGATGTACCAGTTGGTTTGACAGTAGTAGATCTCGAATGCTTAGATAATTCTTTAAGCACTTGTAGATATTCATCTTGGGTAATTTTGCTGTCTGCCCAGCTAATTCCACTTGTGTAGCTGCTGATGTCGTGAATGCTTTTAATGTCTTTATTCAATGTCGAACTCCTGATTTACGCTAAAGCTAGTGAATCCATTTTCCTTTATAACGTAAAGGATATTGTTTACACGTCCAACTAGCTCTTCTCTGTGTGAGATTAAGAAAATGTTTTTGTTTCTATCTCTGTGCATCTTTTTGAGCACACCAAGTGCACTCTCAACGCCATTACTGTCCATGCCGCTGTCAATCAATTCATCAATTGCCATAAAGTCGATTGGTGTGTTCATACTCTCATGTACGTCTCTAAAACTCCAGCTCAAGCCAAGGATTAATCGATTGCGTTCACCTCTGCTCAAGTTATCAAAGTCAAGCTCACGTCCGAGCTCAGTAATTTCTACGCTCAAGTCACTTTGGAATACAACTTCATGCGGCAAGCCAAGCTTGGTTAGGTAGTAGTTAAGTCTTCCGTTTAGGTACTGTAAATTCTGTTCAATAATCCGCTTTCTGATAAAGCTGTCTTTGTTGGTTAGCAGTTTGAGCAAAAAGTCTTGGTGCTCGCGAAGTTGATGCATATCATTCATCTTGTCCCATGCAATCACTTGCACACCGTTCTCGTTAAGATTTTTGATTTGGTCTTCATACGGATCTTCTGCCTTTTTTAACCCATTCAGCGTTGCCTGCAAGCTTGTTAATTGGCTTTGGTGTTCATACGCTTCTTGCGCTGTGCGATATTTAGTTTCAGGACACCGTCCTAATTCACCGATCGAATCAATTTCGTCTTGAATTTCTTTCAGGCTAGATGTATCGGTTTCAATCAAATCGCTGCATTCTTTAACTGCGGCTGTTTTTGCTTCAACAATTGCAACATGTTGTTCATCGTGCAAGCCCTGGCCACAAGCGTAGCATTTGTGATCTAGTGTGGCCTTTAAGTCTAGTTCAGCCTTTTCTTTGCGCCGCGTTTCGCGTGTGATATTAGACTGCAACCCAGCAATAGCCTTTTGCATGTCTGCTAGCTCTTGTCGTTTGCGGTTGTAATCATCTAATGCAACATGTGCTTCAAGTTCAGTTTCAATGTCAAGCAGTTCAAGTTCACTAATTGATCTCTGCATGTCAGCAATGTCGTCTTTGTTACGCTTTTGCCAAACACTGTGTCTGCGTTCTAAATCCTTGATGGATTTCTGTATTTGTTCGTTTGCTTGCTCAACACCCTTAATCCTATATTCTTCTTCTCGGATACGATCTCGTGTTGTCTTTAGCAATTCCTTCAATACCACAGCCTTTTCACTTAGCATTGTAATACCAAGCAAGTGCTCAATAATATCGCGCTGGTCATTAGCCCGCAATGCTAGGAAAGGTTCGTTGTATGTGTTGAGTGCAACAAGATGTTTGAACATGAGGTGATTCAAGCCAACAAGCTTTTCAATTTCGTCTTGTGTATAACGTGACTCGCCTTGACCTTCGTCAGTGTCATCAAGTGTTTCAATATCGTTCACAAGAAATTTAAGAACGTTTGGCTTGCGCCCGCGTTCAATTCTGTAATTTGTACCGTTTACTTCCAAATCAACAGACACCAACATACCTCGATTGTTTGTCTTGTTGATCAAGTTGTCCTTGCGGATGTTGGTAATTGCGTTGCCGTACAGCGCATAACTTAGCGCATTGACTAGTGTTGTTTTACCAACACCGTTACGACTTCCATCACCGCCTAAGTCAAGATTGTTGCCAAGTACCAGCGTTAGTCCACTTTCTTGAAAGTTAACAGCCTGGGTAACATTGCCGACACTCATGAAGTTTTTGACAGTGATGTTTTTGATTTTAATCATCAAATAGTTCTTTCTGGGTTAGTCTTCAAATTCTAGTTCTACAACAAAAGATAGAACAGCAAACTTGTGTATTGGTTTATGCTGCCAACATGGAAAATACAGCATTAATTTGGATGTGCCAAGGCCTTGTAGGCTACTTTTCTTTCTTCTTTCAGCAAAAGCTTCAATCTGATAATATGGTAACATACCAGGATGTGTTTTGACCATAGCGTTGTTGTCGATCATAAATTCGATCATCTCACGCTGATTAACAACATACCACGACTTAACAGGCACAGCATCGGGCATCCTCATTACAAATCCTTGTAAATTTGTATCAGCAAGTCGCTGCTGATGACATCACTGTCTACTGCACCTAACTGATTGTAAACGATTTGATCTACACTTTCGACTACAAATTCGCCGTCTTGTGCAGGATCTATGCTTAGTTCATCCTTTTTCGTAGGCATCAAACTGAGCTCACGTGGTTCGAACTGTGCCATAAACGTTTCTTTAATAAAGTTAGCTTCTTCGTAGCTGATCGGAACGTCAAGCGTTGCACGGCAATATGTTTTGGAATTAAGATACTGTTCAGGGTTGTCAATCAAATCACTTAGGTTGATTGTGATGTAACGTGGCCCTTCGTAGTTTACGTAAACAGGCTTTCCATCCCAGCGCAAGAACATTGCACCGCGTTGATCGTCCCATGCATCTGCGTAGTTGTGTGGGAATGGTGATCCTAAGTAATGAATGTTGTCTCGTGCTTGGCGCTTGTGAAAGTGTCCACTAAACACATATTCAGGCTTTTCAAAGTGATCACTGCGCAGTGTGCCATGGTCGGGCATTGCTACAACCATGTTCATCATAAAGTGTGGAAGCTCAAAGTGACCAAACACATAACGTGCCTTGATCTTTTTCATTTGCTTCCACTCGTCTTCCACAAGCCAAGGCACAAGCGCGACTCCATCTCGTTCGATGATCTCGTCGCTTATGATATGAATGTTTTTAAATGTGCGAGCGTAAGGAAAGCTGTTAATTTCACGCTTTTCTCTGTAGTATAAATCGTGGTTGCCAACGATAACGTATATGTCATCAAACGCTGCACTCAACTTTTCAAAGTTGCTTACAGAGTAGTTGAGTGTTGATGCGTTAACAGACGAACGATGGTGGTGCCAGTCACCTAAAAAGATGCAAGTTTCACAACCTCTATCCTTTGCTTGCTCGATAAACCATTCCACAAAGTCTTCACAATCGATATTGTGTTGACGACTGTTGTTTTTGTTTCCAAAGTGGATGTCAGTGAAGCAAGCGGCATGTTTGAAAAAATCTTTAGTCAAAGTGTACCTCTTGTAATGATTATAACAGGTCGACTGGCATTTGTCAAATTACATTGTATCCTGCATCTTTAAGTTCCTGCTTCTGCTTTTCAGCTTCTTCATCTTCTTTTCGTGCTGCCTGTTGTGACGCTTCGTCGTCAAGCTGACGGTTAAAGCTTGGCATGTAGCCCTCATCTTGTAACAAGTCATCTCTAATGTTTTGACTGCGCTTTTCCAAGTTCAGCACTCGGGTAAAGCTGTTATTGATTGTGGCTGTATAATATGCAAATGGATTCTGCGATCGGTCTTCATTAAACTGCAATCCAACTTGTGACAGTTGAACTAGCGCGTTGCCACGCATTTCATCTACATAAGTGTATCCGCGCCAGTTGCCGCGCATACTGTAACGTTCAACAAGCTTCATCATCATTTTGGCAAGTTCATTTGTCATGCCGCCATGTGTGAGATTGAACGAACCGTTTTCAAAGCCGCCCATCCAATGTGATCTGACTACTTCTCGCCATTCACCATCAATCAATGCATAATGTTTGAACGGTGGAAAGTTACACTTGGTGTGTATGTCAGCAACTGATTTGGGTGTTTTCTTGCGGTTTGGTTCGGATGGAACATGCTCAAATGTCATTACACGAAAAACAATATCGGTGTCTTTAATAGTATCTGGCTCAACTTTGAACTCAGCTTGCTTGGGCTTCGCACCTTTGCCACCTAGTTCATCGTGCCACCTTAGGATACCTGCATCATACGCAGATGAGCTTAATCTTGCAGCTTGGTTAATTTTTGCAATTTCAATGTTTGCGTCTGTAATGTCATTCACACTGTCGACAATAATGTCGTATCCAATGTACTGATCATCCACCGCGTAACAGTAACTCATCTTGCTTTTGTGTATTTCTTTTAGAATGTCCTTGTTGTTGAGGTAGTTTACCTTCTTTTTTCTCATTTAGATTCCTTAGTTAGCTTTAAGTATACAGTATTAACCTATTGAAGTCAACCAGGTTTTTTCGGCCATAAATACATGTACACAACTATTTAGCAGGACATAAAAATGGTAACAAAAACAGATCTTAGAGCCCGACTAACACTAAAAACGGGTGGCAACCCACAGTTCGGCAGCGCAAATCGTTTTACGCCAACGTATTATGAACCAGATCG